TAAAAGACTGTGTGGCGACCGAGAACATTACTATCGACGAGTTGCCGAACTCCGCCGAAGAATCATCGTCGATAAACCTGAACTTGCCGAGTCCTTATCCAGTCTTATACGGCTTTCAATCAAACTGGGAAGACTTGAACAGATCGTGCTGTGCTGCGATCCAAATGAAGATGCCCCGCTCGAAGGCCTTGATCGAGATGAAGACGATGATTGAAAATGGAGCCAATGATGAAGAATTAGCTAGTTTTCATTTCCCTACATTTATTAGTGCATATCGTGGATTAACTTTATATCGTAGCATGTGTGTTAAACCTAGGAATTTTAAATCTACTATATATATTTGTCAAGGTCCCACTGGAACGGGTAAGTCCAAATGGGCATTGGAAACGTTTCCTAATGCCTATTGGAAACAACGTTCTAACTGGTGGGATGGTTATTGTGGTCAAGAAGCAGTCATTATAGATGAATTCTATGGATGGTTGCCTTTTGATTTGTGTTTACGACTTTGCGATAGATATCCTCTTTTGGTTGAAACTAAAGGAGGCAATGTGCAATTTGTTGCGAAGTCAATAGTATTCACATCAAACACAATGCCAAGTTTATGGTGGAAGAATGTTTACTTTCAAAGTTTTGCTCGTAGAGTTGATGAATGGCATATCTTTCCTACTTGGGGAGAACACCGTTTCTTTGACTCTTATGAAGAAGCTGGAAGACATTTCTTTTTAAATGATCAATAAAATTTATTAAAATTAATTTTCTGCTTGAACCATAATCCTATCTGAAAATACAACATAAAAACACATACGAACATTTAAATAAACACTTGGAGGATCAGTGTTCTCATCAGCTGAGTTGATACTGATTCTAAAATAAGCTCCCTTAGTGGGACCGTCAGAAGTACCGGATTGAAGTGAATCATCCCACTTGGAGATACCATGTAGGACGTTGGGCTTCAATGAAAAGCCTAAGCTAGGTAATCTACCTGAGAGACTTGGTCCAACCATACGATAACGTACGTTGCGACTTCCCATCTCAAGTAAACCGTTGGACTCAGTGGGTAAGTCCGATGAAGCTTGAACATCACGAGTTATCACAAGACGATAACTGTAGTTCGGTTGTGCAACTGTAGAACCACCAATCTCTGTTGCGGTATTTACAAAGTGATTGATGACAGTTACCTTAATTGTACTGTAAATGACACGATAACGAGAATAAACACTAGAATAGTTATCAAAGAACATGGGCTGATGACCGGTCCCTGTGAAATTAGGATCATAAAGGTTATTCCCTTGGAAAATCCAAGAATTTGAACCTCCAGCACCAATATCTCCACTTGTTTTAGGATCAAGAGATATAACTTCATTATAGTACAACTTTACGTAGGCTTTAGACCTAGCTAACATGTTGATGTAAGGGACAGGTTTACGATGGAACAACCGTCGACGCGCACCGACACGCTTTCTGATTACAGCAGCGACACGATGACGACTTCTCCAAGGAAAACGTCGACGAGGTCGTCGTGGAGTTCTAAAAACACGTTTATACGGCATTGTGCAACACTTCGTGCGACAATACAACACTTCTTTGTTGAACTTATTTGAGTTCAACAAAGTAAGTTTAAAAATGAACGGCTACGATTGGACGACGCAGGACAGCCATTAAAATGTGTGGCTGTGAGGCCATGTAGCGGAATTTGCGATTTGCAGGTAATACTAAGCAAATCGCTACATCATTTTCGAAAATGCCATCAAGGAACGAGGGCCAGTCGTCCAAATACTGGTGTTTTACAATCAACAACCCAAACGAAACAGACTTCGACCAACTATCATTTGACAATTGGCAATGTGTCCAAGAAGCTGTTTACAATCTGGAAGTGGGGGAGACAGGAACGCCGCACCTCCAAGGGTATATCGCACTGACTCGTCACAAGACTCTTCAATGGATGAAACGGAGGATGACTCGAGCTCACCTGGAGAAGCGGAAGGGTTCTCGAGAGCAAGCGATCGCTTATTGTTTAAAAGACTGTGTGGCGACCGAGAACATTACTATCGACGAGTTGCCGAACTCCGCCGAAGAATCATCGTCGATAAACCTGAACTTGCCGAGTCCTTATCCAGTCTTATACGGCTTTCAATC